AGTTGGTGTTGAACTCGCAACGTAATGTTCAATATATGCCCCAACGTCACTTGTTCTCCAAACAATTTCAACATAATCATTTGCATTTAAATCAACAAAGAAATTTAAAGCACAAATAGTATGAAATGGATCTCCTGCGGATTTTCTTTGAGCTAACCCATATCTACTGTTAGATTTGTCTATGTTTGTGCCATTTTTTCTAAACCAAATGTCTATATCTTGAGAATTATTGGTTGTATTTACTAATTGCATAGAAAACTGAATGTTATAAATTCCTGAGTCTGTAACATTAAGTCTTGAGCTGTTTGATAAAGTGACCCCATTTGCGAAATCAGTTGTATCAAAAGTTATAGGGTAAGCAGTCGTTGTGTCGGCAGCAATCTGATCTGTTCCATCTTGAAAAGCCCCGTAAGGATTATTCAAGTACTTGCCACCCCTTGGGCCAATGACAGACTGTATCGAATTTACTAACTTGGTAAAAAACAACCTCAAAAGTCCATTGTTTTGATTCTGGACACTTTGAGAGTAGACGGCTCCTGATGTACCCAAAGAAGGTATAGCAGGGATGTCTAATTGTTGCTTTACATTAGCCATTACTTTTTAATCAAAGTTTGCCAAACAGCACCAGCAGCCATGATTAGACCAGCCACCCACAAAATAGGCTTGGCAGCAGAGGCTATCCACCCCAAGACTTTAAAAGCCCCATCAAGAGCCTTTATAGCCTCTACCAGACCTTTAGTGTTTTGGTCTATGTTATCTACCTTGGTTTCAACTTCAACCAATCTGTCGTAGATTTGCTTATGGGTGACTTCGTTTTCCATTACTCACTCCGTTGGTGCGTCTTTAGGTAACTGAGTTTCTGCTTGCTCTTTGATTTTAAGAATCAGAGGCCATACACCAGACTTGCTTGGCAATTCACCAAGAGTCTGCAATACAAAGTTAATCTCGTTAACGTCTAGTTCTAGCTTCATGCTGATGCCGCCTGAAGTGGTGTTAAATCTTCTGTTGTCCAATAGTCTTTAGCCAACATAATGACCAAATGCTCTTTATTGCGTGACAAGCAATCAGCCCAATCAGCATCAGTCATATCCTCTGGCTGTCCTGCATTAATCAGATTTACTGAGTCCATTGCGGCAGAGTAGTGCTTGGCAATTTGTTCTGCGGTGATAGTTTCAGTAGTCATGGTTTTCCTTTAGTTAGCTTCAAGTTGTGCTACACGAGCACGGAGGGTTTGCAATTCTTTTAACAGTACGACAGTCAGGCGTTCATATTGGAAGCCTTCAACTTCACCTGCTTCGTTGCGTGTAACCAGTTCTTCAAATCCAGCTTCAGCGGCTTCGTCAGCAATCAAACCTAGATGGTCTTTAGTCTGGTCATCGTTTTCGCACTTGGACTTGTAGCGCACAGGGCGAAGCAAGTTAATGTCCATTTCCTCAAGATTACGAATATCTTGCTTGTATTTCAAAGCTGAAGTTGAACGATTGATTGTCCCACTTGCCGCAATCATCATGTTGGCTGCACTTGCAGTCGTAGAAGCATATATTTCAGCAGAAACCCAAGTACCACCTGCGGTGCTGTAAAACAAACGTGGATTCCCATCCCCATCAGACAGCACGATGTAGTTGCTTGCTGTGCGAATGTCTAGGCTACCTTGGTTGCCGTTGTATGTACCAAGTATGGTGTTTTTAGCGCCAGTAGTAATAAGATAACCAGCACCCGCACCAATAAGCGTGTTGCTAGAACTTGTTAACGCATTTCCAGCATACTGCCCCACCAAAGTGTTATAAGCGCCAGTTACATTTGTATACCCCGCCTGATAACCTACAGCAGTGTTGTTAGATGCTGTGGTGTTGGCTTGAAGTGCAGATTCACCTAAAGAAGTATTTGAAGAACCAGTAGTATTGAAATAATTGGCGTATCGACCAATTGCTGTGTTACTTGTGCCAGTTGTGTTTGTAAATGCCGCTTGTGTACCGACAAAAGTGTTATTGCTTGCAGTTGTATTTTTACCTGCTTGATAACCAACAAAAGTGTGTTCTGCGCCAGTTACATTTGCATACCCCGCCTGATAACCTACAGCAGTATTGTTAGATGCTGTGGTGTTGGAGAGCAAAGCCTGTTGTCCAATTGCGGTATTGTTACTTCCAGTAGTGTTAGCATACAAAGCACCGCCAGTAGAACCATAAAGCGCACCGCCTAAAGCAACGTTTTGAGTTCCGCTTGTGTTTGAAGCAAGTGCGGCAAAACCTACAGCCGTGTTGTTAGATGCAGTGTTTGCACCAAGGGCAAGGTCACCAATAGCAACAATCGCATTGCCAGTAGTACTTGTTTTACCTGCTTCGCGACCAATAAATACGTTTTGTGCGCCCGTGGTGTTTGCATACCCCGCCTGATAACCCACAGCAGTGTTGTTAGATGCTGTGGTGTTGGAGGTGAGGGCTTGCAAACCAACGGCTGTGTTGTTGCTTCCAGTGGTGTTTCCAGACAAAGCCAAAACACCAAGCATAGAGTTATAAATGCCAGTTGTAGTTGCTGCACCCGCAGAGTCGCCAACAGCCGTATTTCCCGCGCCTGTACTTACTTTTAAGGCCTCAAATCCAATAGCAGTAACTGAGTTTGATGTTGTGTTTGATAAAGCGGCATTGCGACCCAAAGCAGTGTTACCCGACCCTGTCGTGTTAGCCGCCAAAGCACTCGCACCCACCGCAGTATTGTTAGCCACAGCACCTGCACCACGGCCTACTGTTAGACCTTGAACAACTGCACCACCAGTTAAGGTAGAGACACCAGTTACTCCGAGAGTTGTAGATGCTGTAAGTGAAGTAAATGCGCCAGTATTAGCTGTAGTAGCACCAACAGTACCATTGATGTTAATAGAAGCAGTACCTGTAAGGTTAGTTACAGTACCGCTAGAGGGTGTACCTAATGCACCATTGAACAATACTGGCGCACCAGCAGAGCCTGTATTAACCGCTAGAGCAGTAGCAATGCCAGTTCCCAAGCCTGATACACCTGTGCTGATAGGCAAGCCTGTAGCGTTTGTTAAGGTTGCGCTAGTGGGTGTTCCAAGGATAGGTGTGACTAGAGTGGGGCTTGTTGATAAAACATTATTGCCAGAGCCTGTGCTTGTGCCAACACCAGTGCCTCCTTTAGTGACCTTCAGCAATGGACCTGCATCAAACAGTGCATCAATGCTGTCCAGATCAGTATTGATCTTTGTTCCCCAGGTATCAGTGGATGCACCGACTTCGGGTTTTACAAGTGCTAGATTTGTGGTTGTTGTATCAGCCATTTTTCACCTCATGCGGCAATTTGCCAAGATTCACTATTATCCGCAACATCAGTCCAAGTTTCACTTGAATCGCTAATTGCAGTCCATGTTTCAGATACGTCTGTAATTTGTGTCCAAGTCTCATCAGTATCATTAATTCCTGTCCAAGTCTCAGATACATCGCTTTCAGCAAGCCACTTTTGATTACCAGAAACACTCATGCTTGATACGCAAGCAATACTCAAAGAACCAGTCTGCTTTCTTTGACTACCAACAGTCATGCTACTAGATGCAACTATCGGAAAGTTAGCATTAGCAATAACTTGAGATCCAACAACCAATGTTGAAGAATCAGCAACAGTCATTGTTGCAAAAGCAACCCTTACACCATTAACAACTAATGTACTAGCATCAGTAGTAGTTAAAGCACCAATAGCAACACGACTTGCTGACACAGAAACAGTGCTAGAACTAGAAATAGCAGACGCACCTATTGCAACCCTTGTTGCAGATGCAGTAACAGAGCTAGAACTAGAAATTGATGCCGCGCCTATCGCCAATCTGTTAGCAGATACCGCTACAGAACTTGATGCTACTATTGCAAACCCACCTGTTTTAACAACATTAGCCGCAACCGCTACAGAACTAGCATCAGAAACAGCTACAGCACCTATACAGATGCGTGTAGCCGCCAGTGTCATGGTACTGGTATCGGAAATGGCTAAAGCGCCAAGGCTTACACCATAGGAGTAATTTCCTTGTCCGTATGGGCCAGAACCATAGGCAGCCATATTAGGTCAATGTAATTGTTAAGCTAGATGCAGGGATACGGAACACATCGCCATCGTTAATTACGCGAGATGTGGTCAAAGGAGCCCAAGCAAGCAGATTTCCACTAGTACTTGCATCAAAAATACCCGCCCAACCAATTGTTCCCCAATTACCACCAGAGGCGGCAGCAAACTCAATTGCGGCAGCATTGGTAAAAGTAGTAGCCGTTCCACTACCAGATATTGTTCCAGTAACTACACGGGCATAACCATTACCTGTAACTTCTGTGCCACCACCAGTATCGCTAGGTGCGGCAGTAAATAAACCAACATACCAAGCTGTTGGGCGTGTTGCCGAACCCGTTGTAAACAAGTACGTCAATACTAGATTTTCTGTGTAATCGCTAAAAGATGACATTTTTTATCCTAAAGATCGGGCGCGAACAATAGGTGTAGAAGCAACAGAAGCCCTTTGATCTGCTATTTCTATGTCGCCAATGGAATTTGAATATAACGAACTCCATACGGCAAGACGTTCATCGTCTTTCAAATATGGAGATGCCTCAAGCAATGCACCATATAAGTACAAGTCTGGGGCGTAAGCAAGAAGCCAGTTGCTTGTGTTTGAATCACTTAACGCAGGAATCTTACCATAATAAGTTAATTCTCCCGTATATCCAGTATCAGGAGTTGGAATCACTTGAATTTGAGTTCCAATAATTGTGTAAAACTGAGGTTTTCCAGTTGAAATATACTGAGTTGCAGATCCATAGTCACCTTGATTTTGAGTGACATACTGCAAATAAGTAATTGGATTTGTATTCAGTTGGAACTCTTTAGCCTGTAAGAAATCAGCAGGAAAGGCAAAATATTGAGTATCCAAAGTGGCAGTAGCCCTCTTTACCATTTGGCGAACACGCAATTTACGATTAAATTTTGCTTCTGCCAAAGTAATAAATGAGGGGATAATTGAAGTCAGGTCATCCCGATTAAGATAATCAGCTATGGTTGTCTTCAATCCACTAAAGGTATCAAGTGCCATTTTCTACATCCCTACACATTAATGTGTGTTCATGTTTGTACTCAAATGTGCCAATATGATGGATCTGTTTTGAGAGATCCTGGTCAACATAAGTTTTATGTCCGTTCTGGGCGGCTCTACGGCAAAACCATACATCTTCACCAATGTAGTCTTCCGCAGCAGGAACCCAAGGGATAGCAAACCAAGGATATTCCATAGATTTGTAGACTTCGGATTTAACGAGCATTACACCCATTCCGCAGTAGTCTACTTCAACAAGTCCTGTTGAATCGTCCTCAGTATATACCCGATTGATAAAAGTTGCATCCATATCTGGGGTATTTTTTTTCACAGCAATCGGCTCCGTAGGGAATCTACGCTTGGCATAGTTTCCACAAACAATACCCGTGTCATGTTTTAACAAGCGAATGATGGAATCTTTTGGAAACCGCATATCGCTATCTAGCCACAGGGTATGGGTGCACTCAGCTTCAATAGCATCCCTAGCCAAATCCTGACGTTGTGCTGACAACAAAGTGCCAGAGCTAGTGTAGATCACTACTTTGTGATTTGTTGTACCTACAGTAAACCCAACTAGTCTGGCTAAATCAAAAGCAAATCCAGAGTTAACAAAATCCCGTGTTGGAACCAAAATTCCAATGGTCTTACTATCCATTAAACTTCTCCAGGTCTTGTGCGAAATGCACGATTATCAGGGTCATTAAGCCATCGTTTCATGTAGGCTTGATCGTCAAGCTTACCTTCTGCCTTCATTTGATAATACAAAGCCATAGGAATGGATGCAACATGGTGCATATCACCCTTCCAATTAGCCTTCTCATCAAACGAATTAAATCGTTCTTTGTTTGCTTCTACTACATTTGTAGCGTCAATAATTGTCTGAATGGTTGCCTCATCTTTTTCAGCATCGTAATGCCAAACTTTTTGAGTCCCCATCTCTAGGTTTGTATCAAAGATTTTTGTAGTCATAAAAAAAAGGGTGGGTTATTAGCCCACCCAGTTGTTTCAGATTAGGTCTGAATTGTTGAGTTCAGGTCATAGACAGCGCCATGAGCCTTCTCGTTCTTGATCTTCAAGCCCCACTCACACAAGAGCATACGCTTCTCGGCATCACCTGTCTTAGCCAGTTCAACTGTCTGGAAGGGACGCAGGAAAGCAACGCTTGCGTACTCAGGATCAAGCACGAAAACATCACGCTCACGTTGGAAGCGGTTGGCAACAATACTCACGTTACCGAAATCGGAAACATAAATATCTGCGGCTCCGATGATGGTAGAAGGCTTAGGACCAGTAACGTTAAAACGCTGACCAGCAATACCAGCCATCTTAGACAAGTTCTGCTTGTTAACAGGACCAGCCATAACGATAGATGGGTTGCCACCTTCTGTCCACACCTTCTGAATTACGTCTTTCAG